CAAAAACTTCCTTCAGGTCTGATTATTCAGTGGGGTATTGTCAGTGGAGCATCAAACTATACGGTGACTTACCCGGTAACATTCCCAAATCGTTCACTTGCGCTGTTGGCTGTGCCACATACAACGTCGGTGGCTGGTATATCTGCAATGGGCATAGCGAACTGTTCTGATATCAGCAAATCACAGTTCTATATAATTGTTGGCGGTATATCTCAGGGAGAAATTGTCAAATATGAAAGATCCTGTTTTTGGGTAGCAATCGGTGTATAGGTATATCTATGATTTATTTCTCAAAATCGACTAATGGTTTTTTCTTTGATGGTATAAACAGCGACATGCCTGCTGACATTGTTGAGATAAGTACAGACTTATACAATGAATTAATTGCCGGACAGCAGGAAGGGGGTAAATTAATCACGTCAGATGAAAATGGTTTACCGGTACTAAAATCCCCGGCGATTGATTATGTCGCACGTGCGGAAAATCAGCGAATGCAGTTACTTGCTCATGCCGATAATGTCACAGCTGACTGGCGAGTGGAATTAATGCTTGGTGATATTAGCAGTACAGATAAAGAAAAACTATCTGCCTGGATGGACTACAAAAAAGAAGTAAAAGCCGTCGACACTTCGACGGCTCCTGAGATTAGCTGGCCTGAGTTACCGGAGGTGTAGGCCATTCAATATCTGGAGCACTGGAGGTATCCACCAGTTCCAGTGCGTCCAGGTAATCCAGCCACAAATTATATTGCGCCAGTTCCTCACCTTTCAGACGACCAATAGCTGCTTTGCCAGGCCATTGCTTACTGTTCATGTATTCGTTAGCCTGGTTAATTAGTAGCTGTCTTTCTGATTCAGTAATTTCAATAAGCTCTTCATGCGTGGGTGGAGGAATATCTGCCCACGCAGGCAGCCCATCATCTCCGGCAATACGGATTTTTCCTTGTGGCGGTTCAGCCATAAACTCACTGATAATATTTTGATTTACTTCCTTTGCGTCTGATAAATCCCATCCCTCTGATTTATATTTATCAATCATATCCACAGGGAAAAAAGCATTATGCCTTGCGCTATAAACATATTCGTTCATATAAATCACCCTGAATAAAATTACTCACCAACAGCCCACCAACTGTAATTCATCGATACCGTGGAGCTGGTTGATGCAGTTCTGTAAGCGGAATTAAAACCGGTTAGTGTTGGACCTTCTGCAGTCATCACGAATCCCCGTCCAGCGCCTAAAGGCGCACCACCATCACCAGAATGGGTAAGCATGGCGCAGTCCACTTTTTTAGGAAAAGGGATGCTGAATGTAATTCTCATTGTTTGCGTCGATAATGTCGGCGTAATCGCACCACGACCATATTGCAGGATTTTCCCGTTGGGTAATTTCATCCATCCATCACCACTGGCAAAAGAGGTCATGTCCGGTATCTGATTTTCCCCTGTTCCTACATTCCGTTTTGCCGCTTCTCCCAAACCAACGTTTATGAAAATGCAGAGATAACGGGCAAGTGGCATCATCTCCGGTTTTTATTCAGGGGGATGCTCATGCTTATTGGCTATGTACGCGTGTCGACAAATGACCAGAACACGGAATTGCAGCGTAACGCGCTGGAGTGCGCAGGATGCGAGCGGATTTTTGAGGATAAAATCAGCGGCACGAAGTCCGACCGACCGGGACTGAAAAAACTGCTCAGAACATTATCAGCAGGTGACACTCTGGTAGTCTGGAAGCTGGACCGGCTGGGGCGTAGTATGCGGCATCTGGTCATTCTGGTTGAGGAGCTGCGCGAACGCGGCGTTAATTTTCGCAGCCTGACAGATGCTATTGATACCAGCACGCCGATGGGGCGTTTTTTCTTTCATGTGATGGGTGCCCTGGCTGAAATGGAGCGAGAACTCATTGTCGAGCGGACACGCGCCGGACTGGAAGCGGCCAGAGCCAAAGGGCGTATTGGTGGCAGACGTCCGAAGCTCACCGCGAGTGAGTGGGAGCAGGCAGGACGGTTGCTGGCTGCGGGTGAATCACGTCAACGCGTGGCGCTGATTTTTGATATTGGCCTGTCCACGCTCTATAAAAAATTCCCCTCATCAGCGGCAGAGAATAAATTGTGTCATCCCTTAGCCAACCGGGACAAATAGCCTGACATCTCCGGCACAACTGAAAATAACACTCACCCATTAACCACGGAGTTAAACGGATGAGTGACTATCATCACGGCGTGCAGGTGCTGGAGATTAACGACGGCACCCGCATCATTTCCACCGTATCCACCGCCATTGTTGGCATGGTCTGCACGGCCAGCGATGCGGATGCGGAAACCTTCCCCGTCAATAAACCGGTGCTGATCACCAATGTGCAGAGCGCGATTGCAAAGGCCGGTAAAAAAGGCACGCTGGCGGCATCGTTGCAGGCCATCGCTGACCAGTCAAAACCGGTCACCGTTGTCGTGCGCGTGGAAGACGGAACCGGCGACGACGAAGAAACGAAACTCGCGCAGACCGTTTCCAATATCATCGGCACCACTGACGAAAACGGTCAGTACACCGGACTGAAAGCCCTGCTGGCGGCGGAGTCGGTAACCGGTGTTAAACCGCGTATTCTCGGTGTGCCGGGACTGGATACCAAAGAGGTGGCTGTTGCACTGGCATCAGTCTGTCAGAAGCTGCGCGCTTTCGGGTATATCAGCGCATGGGGCTGTAAAACCATTTCCGAGGTGAAAGCCTACCGCCAGAATTTCAGCCAGCGTGAGCTGATGGTCATCTGGCCGGATTTCCTCGCATGGGATACGGCCAGCAGCACCACCGCCACCGCGTATGCCACCGCCCGTGCGCTGGGTCTGCGCGCTAAAATCGACCAGGAGCAGGGCTGGCATAAAACGCTGTCCAACGTCGGGGTGAACGGTGTTACCGGCATAAGCGCATCTGTATTCTGGGATTTGCAGGAGTCCGGCACCGATGCTGACCTGCTTAATGAGTCAGGCATCACAACGCTGATTCGCCGCGACGGTTTCCGCTTCTGGGGTAACCGTACCTGCTCTGATGACCCGCTGTTCCTCTTTGAAAACTACACCCGCACCGCGCAGGTGCTGGCCGACACGATGGCTGAGGCGCACATGTGGGCGGTGGACAAGCCCATCACCGCAACGCTGATTCGCGATATCGTTGACGGCATCAATGCCAAATTCCGTGAGCTGAAAACAAACGGCTATATCGTGGATGCGACCTGCTGGTTCAGCGAAGAATCCAACGATGCGGAAACCCTCAAGGCCGGAAAACTGTATATCGACTACGACTATACCCCGGTGCCTCCTCTTGAAAACCTGACCCTGCGCCAGCGTATTACCGATAAATACCTGGCAAATCTGGTCACCTCGGTTAACAGCAATTAAGGAGCCTGACCGATGGCAATGCCGCGCAAACTCAAGTTAATGAACGTCTTTCTGAACGGCTACAGCTATCAGGGCGTCGCGAAGTCCGTCACGCTGCCAAAACTGACCCGTAAGCTCGAAAAACTATCGCGGTGCGGGAATGAACGGCAGCGCACCGGTAGACCTCGGCCTTGATGACGATGCGCTGTCAATGGAGTGGTCGCTCGGTGGCTTCCCGGATTCGGTTATCTGGGAGCTTTACGCCGCAACCGGTGTGGATGCCGTACCGATTCGTTTTGCAGGCTCTTACCAGCGCGACGATACCGGCGAAACGGTGGCCGTCGAGGTGGTCATGCGTGGACGTCAGAAAGAAATCGACACCGGCGAGGGTAAACAGGGAGAAGACACCGAGTCGAAAATCTCCGTGGTCTGCACCTATTTCCGGCTGACGATGGACGGTAAGGAGCTGGTCGAAATCGACACCATCAACATGATTGAGAAGGTGAACGGCGTCGACCGGCTGGAGCAACACCGCCGCAATATCGGCCTGTGATTTTCATCCGGTCAGCCTGGCTGACCGGTTAACCCTGATTCAGAAGTGAGAAAACCATGAACAAAGAAAATGTCATTACCCTGGACAATCCGGTTAAACGTGGTGAGCAGGTTATCGAACAGGTCACGCTGATGAAACCTAATGCCGGGACGCTGCGCGGTGTCAGTCTGGCTGCGGTCGCGAACTCCGAAGTCGATGCACTGATTAAGGTGCTGCCGCGCATGACGGCACCGATGCTGACCGAGCAGGAAGTCGCCGCGCTGGAACTGCCTGACCTTGTGGCGCTGGCCGGTAAGGTGGTCGGTTTTTTGTCGCCGAACTCGGTGCAGTGACGTTTCCGAAAAATCTGTCGGTCGATGACCTGATGGCGGATGTGGCAGTGATATTTCACTGGCCGCCATCAGAACTGTATCCCATGAGCCTGACCGAACTCATCACATGGCGCGAAAAGGCGCTCAGGCGAAGCGGAAACACGAATGAGTAACAATGTAAAATTACAGGTATTGCTCAGGGCTGTTGACCAGGCATCCCGCCCGTTTAAATCCATCCGCACAGCGAGTAAGTCGCTGTCGGGGA